TGACATCATCCACCGTCCGCTCACGGGACTTGTTGGTTTCCATTGCCCAAGTATCTGGATTGTGGCAGTATTGACACCGCATTTGACAGCCTTGAAGGAAGACAATAAAGCGGATCCCAGGCCCGTCTACTGCACCAAAACTTTCTGTTGAGTGTACCATTCCTGTTACTTTTCCATAGTCAACTGTTTCATTTTCCATTGAGGAACCTCTTCTCTTGAAAACGTTTTATGATTTTATTATATCACAATATAGATAATATGGTTAATTTAAAGTCTGAAAGCCTGTAAAATAGGCGTTTTTAGGACTCTATCACTCTATTAAATCGACTTAAACAGTTCACAAAGTTCCTAAAAAGTTCTTAAAAAAAGTTCACAAAAAAATACCCCAATAGGGTATCTATCAATTTACGAGTTCAGCGGGCAAGATCTAGCACCCTCACACGGTGCTTTTTTCATCTTCAAAAATGGTAGGCTACCGCGCACCAAAAATGGGTACTCGATGTCCTACCACCTACTTAAATTATAACATATCTTGACCGCTTTTTCATGTATAACAGGGTTTATATTATTGCCATTGCTCTATAAACTCAAGTAAGGCTCTTGCCTTACGCCTGTGATAGTTACTGCTTGAAATAGAAAGTATATCCATTTGTTCATAAACAGACACCTTTTTTTGCCCAATAAAGCTCATTTCTAGGATACGTTTATCAATTGCTGATGAAATACCCTCAATAGCTTTTCTAATTCGATTTACCTCGGTTAAAGCCATGTTTTGGCGCTGATTTTGTTGATCTGTGCAACTATCAAGTAAATCGCCTGTTAGATAATCAACCCCAGCTATTCTACATAAAGAGCGATACTGACACAGTACATTTCTAGCAAGCTCTTTCTTGTTCCTTTTTTCTTCCTGCCCTATATTCATGCTTTGCCTCCTTTTCAAATACATTTAAAAATAGGGTTCAGGGGTTTGTATTTTTGTAAAAGTCCAGCCACTCTTTTCTTGATATCGTATGGTATGGATCAGATTCATCATGATAAAGGGGGTTGATCCCCTTATTTACACGAATATAATCCATTCTATCTTCCACAGTTGGAAAGAATATCATCTCTTTAAAATCATCTGAAATAGTTCTACGCTCCCAGCTATCATCTATATTATCGAATATGATGATACTATCATCTGAAAATGTTCTTAATACTGCCAAGGCTTCATGGTCTAGATAGTCCTTGCCGTTTACATTGATGTACTCAATCCCTTTATCTGATTCAGTTATCAAGACAAAACCACCCGTTTTCATCTTGTGTATCTGTTTTAGCTCATCAATTTTCTTTAAAAGCTCTTTTTTATTCAACTCTAAATATCCTTATTGTCTATACTGATAACTGTTTCCAATTCTTCCAGCTTTTCTATAATTGCTTCATTTTCATAAGCTTTATAGGCAAACTCAAGAATAGTCCTCGCTGATTGTTGCCGTGCGTATGGGCTGATTTTAGGATCATTCATGATAGCTGTTAAGACTTCCACAGCGTCCACAGCCACACTATTCAGCCTGCTTGTAGCCTGCTCCATTGCTTGGTTTCTCATCTTGCGGTATGCACTTCTTACCGTGGTTTTAGCCATGTAACGCTGTGCCGTGCGTCTAGAAATTCCCACTTTTTCGCAAGCCTTGCCCACAGATGGGGCAAGCATTAAAGCCGTCAGGAACTTTTCTTCTTTTAACGTTAATTCTTCCATGCCTACCCCCCTCTCTATCGGACATTCTGAGGCAATTTCAGACAATTTTAAAGCCCATTCTCTTCAAAGAAACGTCCTATAGCCGTTTCATTAAGTTCTAAACTCAATTCCGCTGTGACAAGTAACATATTATCACCATTGATTAAAAATTCGCTGTGATAGGTTTTAGCTTGGTTTTTTAAGTACTCAGCTAATTTTTCGGTACGATCTTTAATATTGTATTTCTCATAGTCAAAGAATGATAAATCTGTATGAGATTTGGCGATCTCTCCCAGCTTTTTAATTGCTAGCGGTTTGTTCTTGTATTTCTCCAGGTATTCTTCAAACTCTTCCCATGAAATATCCTTTGTGCTTTCAAGTAGCATTAATTCAGCCACATCATCAGCAGTCACGCTATTCTTTTCTGATTTGAGTTCTTCAAGTTGTTTGGTTTGTTCCTGCTCGATATCAGACATGATCTTATCATAGGTTTTCTGTGAGTACGTTTCTCCCTCACTCTTGAGGTCAGCTAGTTCGATTTGTGCTTGTTTGCTCCCTTTCATGCCCTCAGCAACCTCTTTTTTTAGTTTCTCTTGTAACTCAATGTATGAGCGCATATAGTCTACTTTCTTGTTTGCAAATGCTTTGAGCTCGCTCTTAATAGTTGTGAATGTCATATTTTTACCTCTTTCTGTACCTAATTAAAAAACCGAGAATGAACCCTCATGAAGCCTATGCAATCTTCACGAAATGTTTCACCCTCGGTTGTTCCGATAGATACTATCTATTTTATTGTTTCAGTCTTTTCAACATAGCACACCTTGCCATGTTGATAGACTAGTGTCAGTTTCCCATATACGGGAACCTTTACATTTTCTATTATACCATTTTTTAAATAAAATAGGTAGCCATCTTCCATTTTTTCGATCAAAATTTTTTCATGCATTTTTGTTTTCTCCATTGGTAGGATCTGTTTGTTTGGGAGGAAAAGGGTAGGAGTTGTATCCTACCAATCCCAGCCCATTATATCAACGATTCGGGCACTTGGTAGGAAAGTAGGAAAAATTTCAGTAACAAAAATATTATATAAACAACAATACCTATTTAATTCATTAATAAATATTATTATTAAAAATATTATTATTTTCCTACCGAGTACCTTATATCCTTAGAGCCTCAAGGGGTTAGAGTGGTAGAATTTTTTCTAAACAATTCCTCCCACATGAACGAGAACCGTTTGAAACTCTTACTCTCTCAAGGAGTTAGGGTGGTAGGAACATTTTATTTAATTTTTCTACTCTCATTCTGATTCTCCTACTTTTTGAAAACCTGAGGTCGGACGTCTTCCAAACTTGATATTTCTCTTGTACTCCCATGTACGTTTACCACGCATTGCAAGCCGTATCTTTGCATTTTGTTGAGGTGTGGGCTTATCGATTAGAAAAACCTCTTTAAAAAATAATGAGACTGTCATTTTTTCACGGGGTACTAACTCGCCATATTTTGCTGTATCTATTTTGACTTCTTCCCCGTTACCGTTTAAGTAAACTCCATTGTTCATCATCTCATAGATATAAGTTCTTCTCAGACCGTCATTGATTGGAGCAAAGTACATTCTTTCAGGGTAAGGAGTTGATAGATACCTTTCAAGTGCCTCTAGTTCATCATCTATAACCTTATAGCGCTCTCTTACGGTGTTTACAAGGTGTTCTTGACTGTCTGATAAGGTTAATGTTTTGTTGACTCTCCATGCTGTCACCATAGCGCCCCAGAATGCCCTGCGATCCTTTTCAGACCACTTTCTACCTCGGTAAGAGTTATCTTTGAATACCTCAGCAACTAAAAACCTACGTTCCCCTGTCAGATCATTCAGATAATCAGGTTGATTAGTAGCCCTCACAAATACAAAATTTTTCATCAATCGTCTATCTGAACTTGCGTAAGGCGGGCGAAATTCAATTTTTCTATCAGTCACAAACCTTTTTAACACTTGGAAACTCGCTTTTTTAGTCGCTATCATCTCATCATCAAAAACACACCAATTCCGCACCATTCGGGCTTTATCGTCTTTTTCTGTGAGTGTATCCACGGTTGTAAAGTATTGATCTGTAAATAACTGCTCAAAAAACTGTGTCTTTCCTACTCCCTGCTCGCCTGTTAAATCTAACACAAAGTCAAACTTTATACTTGGATCAAATACTTTGGCAACTGCTCCACGAAAGAACAGATCAAAGATAATTCGATTGTATTGATCATCTTTCACGTTTAAATAATATCGTAGGATATCAAATGGATCTTTCTGATCTGCTAAATGGGAGTACTCTTGTTCACATTCAAGTAAGAATGATCTCAATGGGTTGTATTGGTTCGATCTAGCTACAACCTCCATTACATCAGCTATATCAGACTTTTTAAAATCGATCTTATACTTTTGGGCAATATACAAGCGAATTTCTTTTATTAGAGCGTCATCAGCAACCCCATATAGACGAGTAGCACCATTCAAATTGATAGAGTTTGAAATATCAATTTCATTTGTAAACTCATTGTATTTCAGCTTACCAGCTAACCGAGTATCACGCTCAAGGATTTTTCTGAGATTGTCTAGACTAGGATTGTAGCCGTCACCCTTTGCTTTTTGGGTAAGGTTTAAACTATTCTGTTCTGTTTCTCTAATCGCTGTAAGATCAGTTAACTCTTGAGTTTGTACTTGACTGTATCCAGCATTTATAAATGGTTGTGCTTTATTGTTGCCATTGTTCAAATACTCACCCCCTTATAGATTATTTTCATTTGCTCTAGAAAGCACTTTGCAAGTGCCACACGCTTCACAATTGAAGAGAATAGCTGTGTAACCTGCTCGAAGCTATAACCATGCAGGAATAGCAACCGAATAAAAAGCGCTGTATCTTCTTTGGTATAGATTCCATTCGTGATAATATCGAACAACCAGCCATTTAATTCTATTGCTTGGTTTTCTCTTGCTTCACTCAACTTACCAGCCTCTAACTTCTGCAATACTGCCAATGGTTCAGGCTTCATAAATTTTGGATAGATCTTTCTCGCAACTTTCCAATGAGAATTTTTCTGTTGATTATCACACAGTCTTATAGTTATCCCTTTAGTATGAAAGTCTGTCAATCCTGCTCCAATTGGTTCAAAATAAACAAATTTAAAATAGTTCCCGTTTTGCAGTACCAAAGTTGGATTATCCTTGAGAAAATCTAATGCTGTTAATTTATCAGAGTGGACAGTAACTTCTATTGTTCTCATTTATCAGCCCCCAAAAAGATCAAGATATCACTTACTTTATAATAGGCTTTTCGTGTATCTTCTAGCGGTGGTTGGTAGCGTTTCAAGCCGTTTTCTTCCCACCGTTTTAGTGTATTATCTTTGATATCTAACTCATCTTTCAGTTGTTTTGCTGTCATAAGCCCTAAAGATTTTTGAAAAACCTTATCCTGTGACTTTAAAAACGTATCAATCAAAGTCAAAACTCCTTGACTTAGTTCTTGTTCACTTTCTTTACTTAAACTAAACATTCATTTTCCTTTCTAAAATCGTTTTTCCTGCGGTTGCACGTTTGAGAGGTATAATCATACCCCTGTTACATTTCAAGTTGAATTTCACCGATTAAAAGGCTAGTTTCAAGCCTTAAAACCGATTCTGTGAGTGAATTAAATTATTAGTTTGTCCTTTGCGCTTATTTCTGACAAATGGACTTACTGAAAAGTTATCAAGATCTGAAAGTTTGGCTCGAATAGAAACAACTCGCCCAGCTTCCTTTTCCTCATGCAATTCTTCAAATGCCTTTGCCATTTTCAAAAACTTTGATATATGCCGTCTTACGTTTGTTTCAAAGTACCAAGCGTTATCCTGCTCATCATATCTTACAACTGTTTCCCGTTCCTCTTGCTGGTATGCCATTATCTAGCCTCCATGATCTCAAGCCATTTCTTCATACGTTTTAGCTGTCTTTTGCTGATATATCCCCTTTTCTTGTAAGCTACCGCCCACTCATGGAAACACTCAGCAAGGAAGAATATACTCACAAATGATAGAAAGATAATACCAACGCCTAATAAATCACCAATCATTTTTGATCTCCTTATCTAGCTTGGTAGCTGTCTATATATGCTCGCCGTGCTTCACCCTCCAATGAAAGAAAGTCATTCAATTCATCAAGAGAGAGTTTCTTATGTAGAAAATCAAATAGGATCTGATAAAGATTAGGATCATTCTCTTTCATCTCTTGTACAATTTTGTTAAACCTTAATTGTGCCTGAACCTTTTCCACTTCTTCTAAAAATTCCTCTAATTCTAATTCTGTTAGTTCTAATTCTGTTAGTTCTAATTCTGTTTTTTCTGTTTCCATTTTATGTACCTCCTGTACAACTTTTTGCGCTCTATACCAAGATATGGTATAATTTAAGTAAATAATATTGCTAAAACCTATAACACGGCTTGCCTGCATTGTATTGTGTTTTAGTTCATCATTGAAAAAGGCTTGATAGTTTGGCGACTGTGAGCCTTTTTTGTTGCGTTCAATAATCTTTTGCAAGCCATTCCATAGCTTTCATATAGATCGATTTTTTCACTTCACCACCCTGTCGCAACTTGCGATAGGTAACTTGAGTTACACCAATTTCTTCACTTGCACGTTTTGCAGTGATAAAATTATCAGCTTGTTTTCTTCTGATTGCTTTTGCTTGTGTATCAGTGATTAACATATGACTTCTCCTTTCTATTTTTAACGTTTCCGTTAATCTAATTAGAGTTTACTATCATTTTTGTTAGTTGTCAAGTATTTACTAACATTATTTTTAAAAACGTATCGCTTTTTAACGTTTTATGTTATAATTAACATGAGGAGAAATTACATGGAAACTAATAGACTTAAACAATTACGCTTAAAACATAAGTTAAAACAGAAAGATCTAGCAAACCTGTTAGGTGTTTCTGAAATGACTATTTCACGTTGGGAGAAAGAAGAAAAGCTATCAATAAAGCATGAGTACATTGTAAAGTTATCAAAATATTTTAAGGTTAGTATCCCATATTTACTAGGGTATTCTAAGTACGAAAATGTTTCAGATATGGAAAATAACTTTCTTCCTGAGAATGATAACCGTAAAACTGAGATTGCCGAAGAGGAACTTAAAGAAAGTATAGCTGAAATAAAAGAAAGAGTACCCGAACTTGCAGAAGCTGATTTGTATTATATGTTTCATATCATTTCATATGAACTTAATCAGTTAAATGCTCTTTTAATGGAACTCCTTGGAGCGACATACGCAAAGTATGAGAGTGGGAAGCTCACACAAACTGAAAAAACTCTTTTAAAAGAATTTTCACTTATGCTTGATAATTTCAATCCCTCACTTTATAATTTATCGACACAAACATCTGAATTTATGAAAACTATTGCTTTTAAAAAATAGCTTTCAAACGTACTGCCTAATTAGAAAAGAGGTTAGATATTGAAAAATAGTGAACTGTTTGACTGGTTTTTATTTGCTTGTACGATCATTGCCTTTAGTGCTATGATATTTGCATTTCATATACTAGACAAAGAGGGAAAAAAGGCACTCGAAAAGATAAAGAAAAAATCATCTGATAAATAACTAATTCAGATATACGAAAACTTTCTAAAACCTATAATACGGCTTGCCTGCTGATGAATTAGAAAGGTTTTCGATCATGAATATTACAGAATACAAAAAGAAAGACGGTACAATAGTGTACCGCACCAGCTTATATCTTGGTGTCGATTCAATCACGGGAAAGAAGATCAAAACAACCATTTCAGCCCGCACCAAGAAAGAAATTAAGAACAAGGCTTTACAAGCAAAAGTTGAATTTGAAAAGAATGGCGCAACTCGCACCGCATTTACTCAATTTGAAACATACAGCGAATTAATGGATAGTTGGTGGGAGGTATACGCCCCCACGATCAAACCAAATTCAAAAATTTCTATTAAATCGCAAATAGAAAAGTATTTGCGCCCTGCTTTTGGGGATATTAAACTAGATAAGTTGACCCCTGCCATTATTCAGCAACAAGTGAACAAATGGGCTAATGATTACAACAAAAACAACAATGGTTTTAAACAATATGCCCAGCTTCATTCATATAATAAAAGCATTTTACAGTATGGGGCTTCATTACAAGCAATTCCGTTCAATCCTGCAAAAGATATAATAGTTCCCAAAGTCAAAATAGAGAAAGCAAAAATCAAGCATTTCACAGATTCAGAATTAAAACAGTTCTTTGAATACCTGGATAGCTTGGATCAAACAAGATTTAAAAATCTCTTTTGTGTCACTCTTTACAAGTTCCTACTTGCTACGGGTTGCCGTATCAATGAAGCATTGGCGCTGGAATGGTCTGATATTGATCTTGATAATGCCGTGGTGCATATCACAAAGACATTGAACTTAAGAAAAGTTCCGAATAGTCCAAAGTCTAAAAGCGGTATTAGAGATATTGATATTGACGTTCAGACGGTTACAATGCTCAAACAATACAAGCGCCAACAAATTAAAGAGGCTTGGAAGATTGGAAAAAATGAAACAGTTGTTTTCTCAAGTCTAGTCAGAAAATATTCTGATTATAGAACACTAGGGAATAGATTAAAAAAGCATTTCATAGAGGCAAACGTTCCTAGTATTGGTTTCCATGGTTTCCGACACACTCACGCTAGCTTGTTATTAAATGCTGGAATACCTTACAAAGAACTCCAGCACCGACTAGGACACGCTACTTTATCTATGACTATGGACACATACAGTCACCTTTCAAAAGATAGCGCAAAAAAAGCTGTCTCAATTTTTGAAACAGCACTAAATAATGTCAAAAGTTCCTAAAAAGGAGAACATTTTTTACATTGTGATACGTTAATCCCTTATGTATCGAGGGTTTAGCGTATCTTTGCGTTATAGGATTTTATTATAACACGATTCCATCTATTTTAAAGAGTTTAAGCTTCTTTTTGAAAAGAAACTGTTCTTTTCAGTAGTTTTCATTGTCCTAGTACAGTTTCCAATATGGGACTATCTGTCCTGTATTTTAGGAGAAAAAAAGAGCCAGCGACTCCTTTTTTAGATCTTTCTTTTGAAAACGTTAGTAAGTCTTTTTCTTCTTATACCAGACAAGACTCATCGTAGCTATTGCCACTCCAAAAAGAGCTAGATAGCTTGTTTCTTGTCCAGTAGATGGGAGGATTTTCCGTTTTCCTGGTGTCTTCGTTTCTGTTGCTGCCTCTTCCTTGTCGTCTTGCTTCTCATCTTCGTTCTTGCCCTTCTCTTTGCTTTCAGATGGTGAACTCTTTTGTTCATTGGCTTGAGCCTGATGAGGGACTAGTTGAGATCCTGTATTCGATGAGGAAGGGATGGTTTGATCCGTTGGTTGTCCTGTATTCCCTTGTTGATCATCCGTCGGCGTTCCTGGAGTTTGTGCTCCACTAAAGTCGATTTGGACCAAGACAGGATCATGGTCTGATGCACGACCATGTTCCTTCATAAAGGAAGCATTGATATGGACGGGTTCAAACCTTGCTTTGGCTGCCATGTTGTTTGAGATAAAAATGTTATCCAAAACTTGATTGCTTCCACGGTAGAAATAAGAATAGCGATCGCCTACATCATGTTGAGCCATTAAGTTGGTTAGTTCACTACCCGCAAGGATCTGTGCCGTGGTTGAGAAATCGTAGTCATTAAAATCACCCGTCAAAACAAAAGTGGTCTTAGGATTTTGCTTCAAGCCTTCTTGAACGAATTGATGGATGACACTGGCTTGTGCTTCACGAGTTGGCAAGGTATGTTCCACTGCTGGTTGACTTGCACCATAAATAGCATCATCTCCGATTTTTGATTTCAAGTGATTGGCAATCACCACAACTGGTTGGCCCTTGAATTCAAACTCAACAGCTAAAGACTTGCGAGTATGATCAAACGATGGGTCATTTGGGGCAATACGAGCTGGATTTTTAACCAAGTGTCCCTTGTCAAATTGCGCTGCCTCGTTGCTAGTTGCTGCCTCTTTTTTGGCTAAGGCTACGCGTTCTGGATTGTAGAGGATTCCCAAACGAATATTGGAACCAGGCTTTCCTCCGTCAGCGCCATCTACTGGAGCAACCTCCGTATACTCATAGCTCTTACCCCCCAATTCCTTGATCCGATTGGCTAGTTTGCGTCCACTTTCAACACCACTGGTCGTTCCGTCATCCACACTACCATTATTGTCCTGCACTTCGATCAAAGTAATGATGTCTGGATTGTGAATTTCATGGATAAAGGAATTGGCAATCAGCGTCACCTTATCCTCTGGGGTTTCATTTTTGGCATTGTTGGCCGAGAAATTTTCAATATTGTAGGAAGCGATGGTCAGCTTGTCCTCACTTGGTTGCGTTTGAGCTGCTTGACGCTGCAAGCCACCATCTTGGACCGTCAACTGTTGAGTGGGCTCTAATTTATAGAAGCTATTTCGATACGTTACCACTCCTGTCACATCTTCTGTAAAGTAATCCTTAGCTTTTGCGACAAACTGATTCCCAACATAAATCGGGATCGTCGCTGTATTTTGCGCATGTGGCCGTAGATTCAGACCTCCAATATTGTTTAAAGGAAGACCTGTGAAATCTTCTCCCAAGACATAGATATCTCCTTTGTACTGGGGACCAAGGACATGCGGTTTCTTCACCACCGTGAGCATTCCTTCCAGGCTTTCCCAATAATCGAGGGCATCGGTTTCTGGAGCATAAGCAGTCGGATTAGGCTTCACATCTGCTG